AGCAAGCATCAAGCGCCAAGCCCGAAGCGTCAAGCTCCATGATTCTTGAACCACGGAACATTTGAAAACGATTAACGGCTCTTGGACCAAGGGCCTGGGCTATGATAAATGTATTGTTAGGATGCTTCACGTGGAACGCAATTTGATGTGGACTAAATTTTAATTTATTACCCTTGGTTACTTTTAACTCTATTGTAAAAAAGTGCCCGTTATTATTACAGACCAGCAAGTCAGGAGTACCAAGTAAGCTAATGTTTTCAATCCTAGTAAACGAAAACTCACTCCACTCTTTAACAAGTTTTTTATGTAATTTAGCTTCTGGACCCACTTACTTTTTAGGGGTAACAGTGTCATTCTTTTTAATAGATTTTAATGACGCTAAGATTCCTATTAGCTGTGCAACTTCACCATAAGGTCTGTTCCACATGTACTGCAATAATTGTTTTCTTTGTTCTTCTGTCAGTTCAAACATATATACTCCTTTCTATAAAATTATTTTAGTTTTGTTTTGAGGCACCGTTTTAAGTACAACTCGTATACCTTCTTTGGCTCCTATTAAAGTATTTTCATGTGCTTCAATTTTTTGTATTTCAGATAGTCTGTTATTGCCTAAGTCAACATAAACTTTAGCATACATAATAGCATTACCTTTGCCCTCAACTTTACCCATGCCTTTGTTAAACTTGTCAGTAAACTGTCCAAGCACTTGTTGTAGATCTCTAACTAACATTGTAATAATCTGATCTTTCTTGTTTTAAATCTTTTACTTCTTGCTCTAATTTATTTATTTTAACTATTTGATCTGCAAGTTCTGTTTTGTATTGTGTGTTCATAGACAATAAATCACGCACGTTATTACGTAATTTACTTATTGTATCATCTGTTTTAGCTTCCTTAAAATCTATAACAAATTCATTTTCATGACTAATATCTTCTCCATGTTCTTTGTAATGTGTATATGTTCGCTTGTCTTTCATATGTTGACAATATAGACATGTTACCTTAAAATGTCAATATGGGTGTTCCAAAAAGATTAACAGAAATGCAAAAAAGATTTGCAGAATATTTAGTATTTAACGAAGGACGTACAACAGGAGCGGATGCAGCAATAGCTGCGGGCTACAGTGAGAAACGTGCTAGAGTTGAAGCATCAGAATTACAAAATCCTACGCTGTCACCACTGGTTGTGCAATACATAGGAGCACTACGAGAAGAAAATCTTAAAAAGTATGAAGTGTCTTACGACAAACACGTAGCAGAACTAGGTAAGATTAGAGAGGCGGCTTTGAAAAAAAATGCTTTTTCTGCTGCAACAAACGCTGAGAAAAACAGAGGAATGGCTGCAGGATTATATATAGACCGTAAAATAATAAAAACAGGTAAAATAGAGGAGCTATCAGAGGAAGAGTTAGAATTAAAAATGAAAAAAATACTAGAAGACTACGCTCCGATTTTAAATGCAAAAGTTGTTGACGCATTACCAGAAGAAGTTAATGAATCCGAGTTATCTTCTTCACACAAGAAGTCGGAAAAACAGACCTCTCCGAAAAATGAATAGAGCCATCTGATTCTACATCATAGCCAGCAAATATTCTTACAGTCTTGTCGTCTTTACTAAACAACCAGCCTTCACTTACAGGTGTAGCTAGTTTCATATTCTTAAACTCAGTCTCACTACCCCAGCCACCCTCAGTGATAATATCAATCCAATCAATTCGCACACGTTTGAATGGAAACGGCACATCTTGTTTGACAGTCTTTGGTTTAGTGTAACTATTAATTCTTCTAGATTTTCTCTTGGATTTCATAAATGTATATGTATGTCAAAAGTTTTAAAAAAACAATGAAAATGAAAAGCTTCGCGTGCTGGCAATCCTAGAATTTGACCTAGGTAGACAAAATAATCTGTCACCTTAAACATAAAGTGTCTACCCTAGTGTCTACCCTAAAGTCATATATACCAACACTTATAGACCAAAGTGACAGAATGACATTATTTCTATAGTAGTTTTTATTTTTTTTTTTATTTTTTTTCCCATACATATACACTGTCTATAATACCCCTTTATCTGCCTTTTTTTGGACATAATATTTCCTCATTACTGCCACTTTATCTTCAGCTTCTGCCATAATTTGTAACAATTTGTCAGCTTCTCCTGTAATATCTACATGTTCCGGGATTATTATATTATTCTCACTTAAAGATTGTATTTTGTACATACAATCCTCGATTGTAGCTTCATATCTTTTTAGAAGCGTTCTAAACAACATATCGTTCATTTAAAGTCCTCCTCTTTCATTTTTATGTTTGCTTTTTCTTTCTCGTCGTTTTTTAGGTCATGATACATGTCCAATCTTTTCAAAAACCTATGTTTCCATTGCCTTAATTGCAATCCTTCTGCTTTGAACTCTTGATAATATAAGTCAGGCGTGCATACCATGATAACTCCTTGTTTAATTTTACTGCCGTAGACGTAGTCGTGGGCCATGGCGTATGCTGCGATCTGCATGTAATAATCTTCAATCCATTCTTCCCTCTTCGGACGGTTAGATTGTTTGAAGTCAACAATAGTCTCCATACCGTTGTGTAAACACACAAGGTCTGTAGAACCCGCGTATAGGCCCGGGTAGTGTAA